ATCCGTTAAGGTTTGGAAGGGACTATACTAGATCATTGGAGCCAGAAAACTATTTCAAAACAGTCACCTCACGGCTTCGCCTTGAGCATTTATAATAAAATCTTTGGAGACGATGGATTCCCCATGTTGAGGGACTCCCAAATCTTTATTAATTTACATTATAAACCTGTTTCTTTAAGTTATTTAGTCACCCATCCTATCTTCCCCTTTCTCAAAGAAAGAATGAAGAGAAGAAGGTATTCTCTATCAAACTTCCTTTAATCGTCCTATCTCTAGGATGTTTAAAGAGTATTGATCCTGAACAAGTGACCCTATAACTACAATAGCAGTTATTCTGAATGATCCGCCGTCTGAAGCTGTGTTTCCTCTTAAGTCTCCTACTTAAGGGCTCACTGCCATTTCAGACACAAGCACTCATTGCATCTTCTAGATGTTGAGTCTCCGGACGGTCTATATAAAAACAACCAACCCCAGGGGTCAAACAAACCAAGTTTGGTTACCCAAGCTCATATACTCACTCTAATGATCAAGGATCATCAAAGTTACGTAGAACGAGTTTTTGTAAAGCAATGGAGCTGAGATCTCAATTATTTTTATAGAGGTTTCTTAGAGCTATGTTACCTAAGAAATGATCTTGAAGATCATCCTTGGTATCTGGTTTGTAGAATTCCTCAATAAATCTAAAATGAGGAGTTAGAAATTCTTTATCATTTAAATTAACCCTCTGATACAGAGGATTAAATGACATCAGAATATCTAACCGTCTCTGGTTGAGAACCTTCTTCTTAAACCCGGAATTTAACAATTTGTCAAAAAGGGCTAAGATGTAAAGGCTTTCAGTCTTCCGTTTTGGCACTTTAGGCTTATCAAGAATTTCGACCAATGTTGTAAATTTTTCAACCTTTTCCAGGATTTTCATAAGTTCATCTACATCGTAGGTAAACAAACGATTATCATAGAAAAGAGATATCAAATTTTCAACATCAGAAGAAACCAATTTTTCAAAATAGTTTTGACTAGGGTAGCGTTTAGATAGAATCATAAACGCACCTTTATCATATCATTTTAATAATTGGCACCTAATTAACAAGAGATTTGCCACATAGCTAGGATTTATTTTGAAGGCAAATGAAGCCCTCTTATAAATCTTAACTAGAAGGAAAACTCTAAATCAATTTCGGCGTTCCGCGCTACTGAACATAGATTTAACTCTACCTTCACTCAGGTCTCTACCAAAGATTATATGTTTTATAATCTGAAAGTATCAACCTAGAGAAACGGAAAAGGAAATTTTACGTTTCTTAACCGTGATGATTGATTTAACCTGTGTTCAATGCCTAACTAGTCATTCAAAAGGGACAGTCCCATTCTGGATAAAGGTTGAAAAGACCGCTAAAACAACAAAATTGTTTTTTAACGGTCTATCATCCCAACGGACAGCTTTAAAGATGGTTTTCAAGCAAGATAAGACAAAATGTTTGTCAACTCTACGCCTAAACCAATCAAAAATAGCTATTCGACCTGAGAATGAGTCTTGATTAAGAAACATTTTCAAGGATATGGGAGATACATCCTTACCATTAAGAGATGTCCTCTTTGCAAACTCCACTGTAGGTATATCTTTATGAGATATCACACTCTTTGCCATATTTAGTTCAACACCAAATAAGGCCATCACCTCTACATACTTGCTAGCAAGGTTAGGAGAAAATATAACAATATCATCTCCCAGTACCTCATAGTCGGTATTTCATCCAGTATTACCTAATAATTTAGAGCAATACTGCATTATAGCATGGTGACAAAGAGCTAACATAGCTCAAGAAGATAAAGCTCCCATCGGTTGACCGACACTATATCGAACAGATTTTACTGTAATACCATACTTATTAGTAGGTATATAGTAATCTCTCTCGACAAGAATGATCTGTCATAAAGCACTTAAAAGCCGACCAATTAATCCTTCAAGTATAGCGCCTTGTAAGGAAATTGGTAGACGATCAGTAGCTGAAGATAGATCATAACCATAACAATGACCACTAACCTTTGATTTCGATATAGCCCGTTTAAAGGCTGCATCTTGATCAAAAGTGGCATCGTTAGGTATTTTCGATAGTAAGTCAAACAATGCATCATGCAAAGGTTTAAAGATAGACTGAGTCCATCCATCAACCATTGCAAAGATACGGAGTTTACCAGCAGCTTCTTCTTTAAAACTCAGACGCCCCAAAGGGGCTAGAGTATTGTTTGGAAGCTGAAGTAGTTCGCTTTCGTAGTCTTCTAAAACCTTTGGAAGACTACTTAAAGAATTTTTATCCAAAAATAACTTCTTTGTTCAAATAGGTTTATTTGATAAAGATTTGGGATTCAAATTCTGGAATAATAGAAAGCCTTTGGTTCAAGATCCTAAGATTTTAAATCTTGATCCAAGACCTTCTACTTGAGAAGAAAGTGGACCGTTACTATTACGGTACACTTTACCTTCTTTATCCCGCCAAACTAAATCAGGCATTCCATACATTCCTCTAGCTTCCCTCTGACTAACCAACCCTTTGGTAATACTAGTTCTAAGGATTCAACGTAACTGGGCAGAACCAGTCACATCCAATCACTTATTAATAGCATATCAAAGAGAAGGAATAGTCCGAAGGACCATGGCATCACGTCCATAGCCCTGTCAGGAGGCAAAAGAGTTAGAAGGAGAAGAAGTTTGTAAAAATAATAGTTTAGCAGGTTTGAGTTTCAGAAGGCCTTTATTAAGATCTTTAAAACAAGTTTTAAAGAATCCCAACGACCCTTCAAGATACTCAACTGAACCTGTAAAACCATCAGTTATCGTATTTAGTTTAGCCTTTACAGGCGCCCTAATTACTCGATGTAAAGAATACATTGAAAGGTAGAATTGCACTACGGATGAAGAGCCCGACATAATGGCTCTTCGATCACGAGTACCAATTCAAGCGGGTAAACCGCCCTTTGATAACCTAGGTAAAGGGATTTCTGGTTCAATCTCCGAAAGAGATTTAACAGGAGTCCCAGCTATTACTTTTTGAATGGCTAGCAGAGAAGCTTTAAGGTACTTTACCACATAGAGAGTTCCATGATATTTATTAAGATATAATAAATACAGGACAAATCTATGGTAAACTCTGAGCTTATTGGTAACCTTTCTATCTCTATGAATTATCATTTCGGCTATACGCCAGAAATGTAATTTAAAGATAGCTAGAGAATTTTCATTCTCTAGGGTGATCAATTTAGACCCATCAAGGATTAATTGTTTATATAATAAGTAAGAAGGGAGATTTAAAACTTTTAAATTTCTTTTCATAACTTTTTTTTATAAACTTTAATCTAAGATGGCCTAAATCTGCGCTGTTCCGGTTAAACCGGTACGCCAGACTCCAGGTACCACCT